GTACTACGGACAGAATGTTTCCGAGCCGGTACGACGACGGTGTGAGATTTCCGGCTGTACGATTACCCTGAAGGGCAACACCGACAGCACTTCCGAACACCCGTTGAAGATAGCGGGCATCCGCATCGGAGGCCTAGGGGACTATCAGCAGGACGGCATGAACGGCTGGACTGAAGATTCCGATAAGGGCAACGCTGACGTTTACGTTTCCAATGTGACCGTGAATATTGTCTCGAACAACGTGAGTGGCGGGCCGGGCTCAGACTGTTACGCCGTAGCCTGCTTGGGAGGGCTCGGTAAGATATATATTCGCAACGATGTGAGTCTTTCCGTGCAGAACAACATAGGGGATGAGTACTTGTACTACGCCCCTCAGGGTGAGATTAACATCAGACAACTAAACAACGTCACCGTTCCGGCTTCGGGCCAAGAGAGCGGGAACGTTACCAGAACTCGGTATTTCTTAATGGGATAGGAACAGGAAAATGAAAATTATAGCTACGGGAACATCGGCAACCTTAGACTTGACAGATTATGTCAACATTCCTCTGGACGGAACGGACCAATTTATTGATTACGACCTTGCAAACGGGTGGCCGCAGTTGGTTTATGTGGCCGTTGTTTTTTCAGGTCTTACAGCCCAGACGGGAATAACGTTAAAGTGTTATTGGACTTACGCGGGCGCTTTTGTGAAAAAAGGTTCGATTAAGACATACCCTCTTCCTGACAACGCTACAGACGGGAGGGTTTTGACTGGTCCCTTCTTCTTCTACGCCACTGGCACCGTGGAAAGATCCCACAGGCTATATGTGAAACTGGACGGTTCTACTGATACCGCTGTCGACGTCTATGGTTATGTGCTCACTGCCGATGCGACTGACTCCAACGGTCGTGTCGACGTCGGTCTTGTGGGTGGGCAGACGCCCTTAGACAGCAGCAACGTGGATGACGCGATTTTGGATGCGACCTTGAACGACCACGTAACCAGCGGGTCGGTGGGGGCGGCGATCTGGATTTGAAGGCGGCCTGGAAGAAGCTCAACCAGGCCACGGAAAACGTCAGCGACGGTTTGACGGCGGATATTAACACCTTCGCCCTGGCTTACGGGACTACTTGGTCCTCGGCGGCGCAGAACCCGGCGAACAAGCCCGCTTCGGGTGTCGTCACCCTGCCGGCGGAGGCTTCCTACGTGTTGCTCATGTTCGCCATCGCCGATACCGCCGGTGATGAGTGTACGGCGGTGCTCTGGGGCTGGGACGCCAACGGCCCGGCGTTCGACCTGTTGCGCTTCAGCCAGATTCAGGCGGGAACCTCGCCGGTCGAGACCGACCCGACCAACGGCGAATCCCTGTCGAACTTCTTCTACGCCGATACGCTGGCGATCTCCACGGACAATACCCGGGGCGGTGAATACGACGTGACCAACACCGACAACGGCATCGCCGTCGTCAAGTTCGACACCTTCGGGATTCAGTATCTGTTCATGGATTACGACTTCGACGCTGCCAGCGGTACGGCGGGCACCGATTGCATCACCTGGTACAAGATAGCGCCATGACCATTGCAGCATCCCGCAGCTTGGAAGAGTTTGAGACGGCCGGTATGGAGCCCGTCGGCGCGGCGTCCGCGCAACCGCCGGAGCAGGAGGCCCGCCAGTTGGCGGCCAAGGAACTCCGCGAGCGTATCGACCGCATGGTAGTGGAATCCCGCCAGCAGCGCGACGCCCTCAAGGGTCGCTACTGGCTGCGCAGCCTGCGCTACTGGGCCGGTCGGCAGTGGATTGACCGGCGGGGCCGCAAGCGGCGCGGGAAGAACTGGACCGAGGCGGTCGTCAACGAGATTCACCCGGTCGTCGAGCAGAAGGCGGCCATGCTCACCGAGAACAACCCGCGCGGGGTGTTCCTGCCGGTGGACAACAGCGACGTGCGCTACGCCCAGGACCTGGAGGCCATTACGATGGCCCGGGTGCGGCAGATGCAGGGCCGGACGCACCTGATCCGCGCGGCCCATAACCTGATGTTGTTCGGCTTTTGTGTGACCAAGGTATTCTGGGACGACACCCTCAGCGGCCAGGCGGACGTCGGCTGGTATCTGGTGCCCCCGCGGCAGTTCATTATCGACCCGTTGGCCACCGGTATTGATGACGCCGAGTACGTCGGGCTCGAGCGGATGGTGTCTCTGGACTACTGCAAGCAGCGCTGGGAGGAGTTCGCCGAAGAGCTGGACAGGCAGGCCCGCACGCAGGATATGGATACCGCTCTGGAGAGCTACCCCGACGCCGATACGCTTGAGGAAGAACTCGGCCATACCACGCGGCGGCAGAGCTACGACGTCGAGCAGCACCTGGAGAACCGCACGGTGCCGATGGTGCGGCTGGTGGAGATGTACTACCGCGACTATACCACCAAGACGGTAGAGGTGGCGATCCCCTTCGAGCAGCTCAAGCGGGACAAGACCATCGTCCAGAACGCCGGCGGCCAGTGGGTCTATCGGGAAACCGGCCGGCCCTACAGCGTGCTGAACGCCCCGCGGACGGAGGTGGAGGTTCCCGCCTACCCGGAAGGCCGCCTGACCATCAAGATCGGCGAGGTGATCGTCGAGGATATGCCCTGGGAAGGCCGCTGGCCGTTCGCCTTGGGCGTCAATACCCCGGTACCGCACCGCTGGTACGGCCTGCCGGAGGCGGAGACCTTGATCGAGCGGCAGGACATCCTCAACGATACCGTCAGCAAAATCGAGGACCACGCGAAATTGGCCCTGCATCCGCGACGCAAGGTGGAGATGGGCGCTCTGGCCGACCCCAAGAGCCTGCGGAATACGCCCGATGCGGTCATCAAGGTGAACGACGGACGCTCGAACGGGGTTAGTTGGGAACCGGCCCCGGAGATGCCCGCCACCGCCTGGAACCTGGTGGAGTTCTGCCGCGGCAGTATCGAGAACATCTCCGGCCTGCCGGCGGCCACCCGCGGGCGGCAGTTGCCGCGCTCGGCGACGGCGACGGAGATCGCCACCCTGGACCGTGCCGGTCGCGGTCGGGTGGGAATGGTCTCCGCCCTGTTCGACGAGTATATCGCCCGGCTGTTCTTCCTGACCGCCCAGGCGATCCAGAAACACTACGAGCCCGACCGGATCGTGCGGGTCGTCGGCCCCGAAGGCCAGGTGACCGCCGTCCAGATGTCCGAGCAGATCAAGCGCGTCAAGTACGACGTGACCGTGGAGGCGGGCAGTACCCTGCCGTTCGACCGTCAGGCCCGCAAGGCGGACGCCTTGAGCTTATACAACGTACTGGGTGTGGCGTACCTGCCGGAACTCCTGGACGCCTACGAGGTCAAGAACAAACAGGAAGTCTTGCAGCGCTACCAGTTGTGGCAGATGTTCCAGCAGTATGCCCCGCTGTTGCAAGACCCGCAGTTTCAACAGCTGGCGGCCCAGTACGCCGCGGCCCGCCGGCAGCAGCAACCGCAGCAAACGCAAGGGCAGGAAAATGCCGTTCGTCAGTGAGGCCCAGAGACGATGGATGTGGAGGCATCACCCCTTGATCGCCCGGCGCTGGCAGCAGCACACGCCGAAGGGCAAGAAACTGCCGTACCACAAGCGAAAGAAGAAAAAGAGATGATTGAAAACGCCGGGGACAACGGCGACGGGAAGAAACAGCCGCACGTCTGCGGTACCTGCAGGCATTGGCGGTTGTTTCTCGTCAACCCGCAGATACACCAGGCTTTGGGCGTCTGCGGCTGTCAGGACGGTGAAAACGCCCCCTTCGGCGTGGCGACCGCCGGTTGGGCCAAGTGCGACGATTGGCAGGAAAAACCGGAGGTGAATATCATCAAGGCCCCGGCGGGGGCCATCAACAGACTGCGAAAGAACTGAATGTCGGGCGTTCCGGCAGCAAAAGGGCCAGGCACAGGACCAGCCAAACTGCCAGCCGGTAACGCATAACGGAGAGGCCGAGAAGGCAAACCCAGAGTGTAAGGAGTAATTGGACATGGCGGAAGAACAAGCCAAAGCACGTGACTTGTCGGAGCTGGAAGAAGCCGACGAGCGGGAAGAAGATACCGCCTCCGAGGAGGAACAAACCGAGGAAGCGGACGAAGCCGGCGAGGAAGAAGAAACGGAGGACGAAGAAGCCTCCGAGGAAGAAGAAGCCACCAAGCCGGTGATCGACAAGCGCCTGCAACAAGAGCAGCAGTTGCGGGCCAACGCCGAGCGGCGGATCGCCCTGCTGCAACAGCAACTGGAGGAGCTTCACGCCAAGCAGCAGAAGATCGATGATGAAGACCTTGACGAAGACCCGATGGAGGTCATCAAGCAGATCAAGGAGAAGATGCGTCAGTACGACGCCGCTCTGGCGGAGGTGAACGCTCTGCGCGCCAAGCAGACCTACGATACGTTCCTGAACGAATGTAACGAGGAATTCGGCGAAGACCTCCAGAACGATGCCATCGCTTACGCGCGCGAGCAGGCGATCAAGGCCGGCTACAGTCTCCAGCCGGGCGACGTGCCCGACGTGCAGACGACCTGTGCCTTGATCCGTGAAGGCTACCTACGGGTGGCCCTGGAGCGCGAGCGGCGCAAGGACGGCTCCGGCAAGGAATCCCGGACCCGGTCCGCACGGGTGGACACCGGTCGCCGCGGGTCCGGCGCTTCCAGCGCCAAGCCCGTCAAGGGCTCGGTGGAGGCGGTCAAGGCGGCCATGTTAGCGGAGAACAAATTCGACAACATTCTGACGGAGACCTAGCTCACACGCCGAACAACGGGATAACCGGCGGTAGGCCGCCGCCGGGATGGTGCTTACCCACCGCGGCCTGGTAAGGGGTCGTGCGGTTCCGAATGAACTGCACGGCCCCTTTTTTGTTCGGCGTACCGAGCCGGGTCGTGGAAGCGAGGTGAAGTTAAATGGCTGTAACACTGAACGTTGACCAACTTACCGCAAGCACCCAGGAACTTTACCTGCGCAGCGTCGAGGACCAGGTCCACGACAGGATACCCTTGGTCTATCGGCTGCGGCGCATGGGTAAGGTGACGGTCGGCGGGCGCAAGATCAGTAAAAACGTCCGCTACGGAAAGAACACGCAGACCCAGCTCTACATCAAGGGCGAAACGCTCAACAGCGGCCGGGAATCGAAGCGCGACCTGGCGAGCTTCGAGTGGGGTCTGACCCAGGTGCCCATCAAGTACGACGTGGACGATGAGATTCAGAACAACGGCGCGACCCAGATCGTCGATACCATCGCCGACGAGGTGGCCGCCGCCCAGGAAGACATGATGGATAAGCTCTCCGAAGTCTTCTACGGCGACTACGACGGTGATGGCAGTGTGGATGACACGTCCAGCACGGACACCAAGGGCGTCCTGAGCATCAACGCTGCCTTGCTGTACACCACCAGTAAGGGCGGGGTGGCCACTTACGGCGGTATCAAGCGCACGGCTCTGTCCGATTGGTGGGTGGGCAATATCGACGACGGTTCCACGGTGGGAGCGGCCACCACGGTCAGCTTCAACCAGTGGGACTACATGGTTGATAAGTGCCTGCAATACCGCGGCGACCGCCGCAATCTGATGGCGATTACTGGCAGCGCCCTCTACCGCAAGTGGAAGTCCCTGGTCCGCAGCAAGGAAGGCGACTTGAAGATGGACGGCATGATGGCCAAGGCCGGGTTCGCCGCCTTCAGTATCGACGGGATAGAACTGGTCTTGGACGACAACGTGCCGAGCGGCTACTTCTACATGCTCGATTTGAGCAAGTGGGAGTGGCGGATCAATTCCAAGCGTAATTTCAAGATCACCGCCTTCAAGTGGCAGGGCGAGAACAACAATGGCGTCGATGAGTATCTGGCCCGCGTCCTGCTGGCGCACAACCTGGTCTGCTGGAAGCCGCGGGTGAACTACATCGCCACGAACATGAGCTAAAAGAAAGCGAGGTGAGTATATATGTTTCTCAATGCGGAACCTTTGAACGGGTTTGCCGAGACCGGAGTCGGCGGCGTTTACCAGACGCACAAGACCACCCACGCCAACGTGGCCAGTGCCGAGGTGTACGAGCCCGGGACCATCTGCCGTTACACCAACAGCTACCTGAAGGGCGAGGGGGCGGCGATCTACCTCAAGTACGACCAGGGTAGCGCTTCAAGCGCCGCGGCGGCGGGTACGGGCTGTATTCTCAAGGCCGGCACGGTCTATACGGTGACCAATGATTACTCGGATGGAAACGCCACCGGCGGCGTGCCGTTCTGCATCGCCCTGATGACGATGACGGACGAGTACTACGGCTGGTTCTGGATATCCGGCGTCCCGCCGTACTTCATGACCGATGCCTCCACTCGTCTGGACGAGGCGACCATCGGCACGGACGGCAACCTGGACGCCGGTGAGTGTTTCGTTGCTGGTACTACCGACGGCAAGATACTGCCGTATGCGAATAGCAGCGTCCAGCAGATCGTCGGGGTCTCCAACGCCGCCGACAGTGCCAGCAATACGGTGGCCCTCTCGGCCCTGCGCCTCTTCGGAGTGGGCTGGTTCTAGAGAAAGGAGGTGCTGATTTATGGCACGTGACTACGACAAGCAGCGCCTCAACTGGGTCCCACAGGGCGTCCAGGGCCTCGGCATCGACTGGGGCATGGTGGCCTTCAGCACGACCGATGCGGAGGTGGAAATCTATACCCACTTCTCCAAGGTGTACGGCGGTTGGTTCACGCCGATCTACGCCGCAAGCGATACCGACCCGGTGGCCTTGAGCAACGAGCATTTCTGGCTGGATGAGTCGCACGGGTCGGTGGACGGCGGGATCAACGTCTCCGGCGGGGCCGTAACGTTGCGCCGGGCGGCCGAACCCATCTACCTGATGGGCGTGGCCTCCACGGACTACATCACCAGCAACAACTACACGGAGGTGCCCATCGGGGTCTGCGAGGTGGCCGGAACGCTCAATGAGGCCTGGTACTACAACGATGTGAAGAACGGCGGGACACCGTTGATCAATATCGGCAAGGTGCCGAGCAACGGCACGGGTACGGCGGACGCCGATTACTTCCTGGCCGACGCCAAGTCCGAGGCCGCCCCGGCGAATAGTACCGGCAAGTCGATCACCGACTTTACCGCTACCGACGTGGCCGCCGACGACCTGATCACCTTCAGCACCACCGGCGGGACGACCAGCGACCCGCAGGGTGGCTGGTGCCAGGTGAAGATCACCCCCACCCTGACCAGCGGCTTGAAGGTCGCCTACGTCCTGTTCGGGCTGGATTAACGACAAACCAGGACGGCCCTCCGTCGGCGCGCGGAGGGTCCGTCCGCAACCTGTGAGGTATGACAAGATGGCCAAGAAACAGCAGGCTCCCAGGACCGTGAAGGGCTACGTCGCCGAGCCGATCTTTCGCGTGCGACTTTTCGACGGCAAGGACGTGGTTCTGGAACGGCGCGTGGCTGCGGAATCGGCGGAACAGGCGATCGCCCTGGTACGACAGGCGAAGGAAAGCTCGACGCCCCTGAAAGGCTAAGGTGGACCGATGGGAACCCTGACCCGCGCGCAGATGAACAGCGAGGTCGCCACGATCATCGATCGGACCGACCTGACCAGCGAAATCAATACCCGCCTGCAATGGGCGCTGGACGCAGTGGCCGGCCGGTTTCCTTGGAAAGTCCTGGAGGCGACGGATACTTCCCTGTCCTGCGCCGACGGGACCAAGAGCTACACGATCCCCTCGTCCTTGCGCCAGGTGCGTTCGGTGCGCTATATCAATGGGACCGACAGCAAATTACTTTTGTACCAGGACGTGGACGACTTCGACGAACAGCATCCTTACCCGGAAGGCGACGATGAGGGCGTCCCGGAGATGTGGACCCGCCGGGGCAGCAAAATTGAGTTGTATCCTATTCCCGGCAGCGACGAGGACGGCAACAGCCTGTATCTGACGGGCACGAAATGGCCCACGGCCTTCAGCGGCGACAGCGACACGTCCGACCTGGAACGCACGTTGGACGCGGCGATCGTCTACGAGGCGGCGGCCATGTGCTTCGAGTTGCTCCAAGAGGTGGAGGACGCCGCCTACTGGCACCGCCAGGCCGACCGGGTGATCGACGAGGCGAAAGACGCCGAAGAACGGTTCCGCAATCTGTATCTCGGGATGATACCGGAGGACTTGTGAGATGGCGAATGTGAACGCCTCTGAAGATGATTGGTACGAAGATGCCCCTGACCACAGCACCGGAGAGATAAGCTACGGTGACGACGAGATAAGATACCTGCGGATGGCGGTCAGGTCCCGCCTGGAGAAGGAACACCTTACTCCTGCGGGCAGCGGTGCCGGAGGCGAGCACCGGGAAGGCTCGGCCAAGATTTGGACGGCCACCAGCGCCCCGACCACCCTGCCGGACGGTTCGACCTCCATTACCGGCAACGAGGGTATCGCCGAGGGGATGGTCTGGACGGATACCGGCAACGACTACGTCTGCCAGGTGTATGCCGGCGGTGCTTGGCATGATTTGGGATATGTCAAGAGTTCTCTGACGCTTTCCAGCGGCAACGGCTGGACCGTCACCAACAACGGCACCGGTGATATCGCCAATCTGACCAATGCCTCTACCGGCGATGGCATCGGCCTTACCAACAGTTCCACCGGTAAGGGAATCAATCTTACCAACTCGTCCACCGGTAACGGTATCGTCATCGCCAATAGCGGCGGCGGTGATGGCATCAACATCAACAATACCAATGCCGATAGTCAGGGTATCGTTATAACCTCCGGCGGGGCCTCCAACAACAAAGGAATCTGCATTGCGCATACGGGCGCTACGGGCAACCCGGCGGGCTTGGTGATTAGTGTCTCCGATAGTGGTGCGGCGGGAACGGGAATCTCGATTTCAGCGTCCGACGCAAGTAGGGGTGTACTGATAAGTAGCACCAGCACTACAGAGGCGGTTCATATTGACCACAGCGGCAGCGACAATGCCGTGGGAATAAAGCACAGCGGCATTGGCACGTGTGTGCTGGCTCACGCTACCGGGGGTAGCCATCCGGTGATCAGCGTGACATCAGACGGTTCGGCCAGCGGCCCGTCCTTGAAATTGGATAATCAAGTTAATGCCGCTCACATTCGCTTTACAGGCGATCCTTCTCCGGCCTCCCCGCAAGACGGTGATTTCTGGTTCGACGGAACCGACCTTAAGCTGAGAGTGGGAACGACGACTTATACCATAAGCAAGACATGAGACGCGCCCAGACTATTCCCATACCGATGCCCGACCGGGGCGTGGACCTGTCCAACCCGGAAACGCAACTGGACTTGCGCTACGCCGCCGACGCCGCCAACTGCCGCTACGATTACGGCGTGGTCGGTCCCCGCGGCGGCCTGCGCCGCATGGGGGTCGGCAGCGGCACGGCCATGCCCTTCACGGGAGAAATCCCCCTGAAGCTGGCGACCTTCTACGACCTGAACGGCACGCAATACTTTCTGTGCATCACCGATACGCACATCTATAAGTACGATTCCGTCAACGATAAGTGGGACCGCTGTTACGACGGGACCAACACCAAGGCGATAAGCAATGTCACCGCAGATAACCCCGCCAAAATAACGACCTCGGCGAACCACGGCTTGACCACCGGCGATTACGTCTATATCTCCGGTATCGTCGGGGACGTGGGCGACTTATTGAACAACAAGGAATTCGCCGTTACGGTGGTGGACGCCACGAACTTTACCGTGGCGGTCGATACTACCGGCAAGACCTACACGTCCGGCGGCACCGTCTATCCTACGGTCAACCTGAGCGGTTCCATCGCCAATCCCGTTTCCACCTGCCACCATGCCCACGACGGCAGCGGCAGCCTCAGCGCCGATTACTACTTCGTTATTTCCAACGGGGTTGACCCGGTTCTCTACTGGGCCGGTGGGAGCGACTTCTTCTACGAGTTGACGGACACCGATTCCAATACCCACGTCGCCTTGCAGATTTTCTCCTACAAGGAAAGCTTGATCCTGCTCGGGGCCGACAGCGAGCCGCACAAGGTGCTCTGGAGCGCCACGGGTACCATCAACGAGTTCGACGATACCACCACCAGCGCCGGGTACTTGTATCTCTACGATACGCCGGGGGAGATCTCCTGGGGCGGTCTGCTCGGTGACAACCTGGCGGTGGCCAAGGAGGACGCCATCGGCTTTTTGAGCTTCACGGGCAACAGCGACATGCTGTTCCGCTGGGATACCGTTCTGCGCGGCGGCGGGCCTATCAAGCCGGGCATGATCGCCATGCTCAAGGACCGCTGGATCATCCTCACGAAAGAGAACGTAGAAATCTGGGCGGGCGGTCCCAGCACGGCAATGGTCGGAGATGCCATATTCGGCGAGTTGATGGACGAGAGCACCGGTCTGAACTGGGACAACGCCGCCAACGGGCGGGTACTGACCGACAAGGCCAACACGCGGGCGATATTCTACGTGCCGACCGGTTCGGATACTTACGCCAAAACGGCCTACATCTACAACTGGCGCAAGGGAACCTGGGAAATCGACGAGTTGACCTATGCCGTCACCGCCTGTGGGAGCTACAGCAGCTACACCTTGACGACCTGGAGCAGCCTGGCGGGCCTTACTTGGGCCGATCTCGCCAATACGACCTGGAGCGACTACGAGGCCACGGAAGGAACGAATATTCCCGTAGTGGCCGACGACAACGGCTACGTCTATCAGCAGACCGTCGCCGCCAAGGCGGACCATACGACGGTCTTTACACAGAGGCACGTTACCCCGGCGTTCATTCCCGACCGCACGGAGTATCAGGGCCGGCACGTGCGTTATTTACGGGTATCGTTCGAGGCCAAGGGCGATTACGTCAAGGTGGAATATTCCACCGACGGCGGGACGACCTGGAACAACATCGGCACGCAAAGTTTGACCGACGACTGGGCTTGGTATCGCTTGGACTTCTCCACGACCGCCCGAAGGATTCAGTTTCGTTTTACCAACGTGAGCGGAGTGTTCTACCTGCGGGAAGTAACGGTCCTGGCCCTGCCGCGCGGGAGGGCGGCCTGAATGGAAAAGCAGACGCCGAGAAGTTACCGCCTGCCGGTGCTGATGGGCAACCTGACGGAGGCCTGGCGGATACTGGCGACGGAACTGCGGGAACTCGTCCGCAAGCTGCGGAACGACCTGGACAACGGCAGCATGACCTTTCCCCGGCGGGACGTGGCGGGTATCGCCAACGTCGACAGTGATGATTTCCACTGCGAAAACAACGAAGCGCAAATACGGTTCTACACGGACACGTCCGACGGCGACCGGACCTACCTGGTGGTCCGTCTGGAAGGAACGTTGAAGAAGGTCGAATTGACCTGACGAGGTGAATATCATGGGTTGGTTTTCCGGCAGCAAGCCGAAGGTGAAAGTACTCCCGACGCTCAGTCCCCATCAATACCATTTCGGGATGCCTATCCTGCTGAGCTACCTGACCGGCGGGCAGTTCAAGCCCAGCGAGATGGGTAATATCTACGACCTGATTACGGATATCCGCGAGGGACGGTTCGACGAACTTCCCTGGCTGGACCCGAAACGCTACGTCTATCAAGGCCCGCGGGTGGCGGAGTTGACCGGTACCCAGCAATCTCTACTGGGCGAGGCGGCCGGGTTGACTGGCAATATCGCCAACCCCTTGACGGACTACGATACCGCCGTAAAGAACGTCTTGGCCCGCCGAGGATTGGCTGGCGAGCCGGTGGGTGAGCAAGGCCCCGAACGCGTCACCGCCCGTACGGATACCTACATCCTGCCTTCGCTGGTTTCACCCTTGGGCCAAGTGTCAAACTCGCCCGTCGCCGAGAGTAACGACGTAGGGGCCGACAGTGAGCAACTGAAACGCCGCTGGCGGCTGCCGGGGTTCGCCACCGGGGGCTATCTGCCACGCGGCAAATCGGCGGTGGTCGGTGAGCGCGGCCCGGAGACGGCGATACCGGTCAACCCGCTCATGCAGCAGACCCGCCAGGCGGCCGGTCGGGCCTTGAGCGGAAGACCCTCGGTACAGGTCAACCCGCAGACCACCGAGCAGTATATCCAGAAGGCCATCGCCGAACCGCTCCGCAAGCAATACGCCGAGAACACCCGCTGGGCGGTGCGGGGCGCTTACGCCGGGCCGGGGTTCTGGGGTTCCTCGCGGGCCAAGGCGGAGACCAAGGCGGCCCAGGATACCGAACAGCAAATCGCCGCTCTGGCGGCCCAGGCCCGCTACGCCGACGAGCAGGCCCGCCGGCAACTGGCCGAATCGGCGGCCAACCGCAGCCTCCAGGCCATCCCGACGGCCCTGAACGTCCAGCAGAATCCCTTGATCATGCAGCAGATGGCGGCCAACACGGAGGCCACACGGTTCGCCACCGAACGCGGTCGGGCACTCCTGCCGGGCGAAATTGGCCAGCAGCAGGCCCGCATCGAGCAGACATTGGCCAACGTCGGCCTGACCACCGAGCAGGCCCGGCGCATTGGCGGGTTGATCCAGCAAGACCTCGCCCAGACCGGACGCATCCAGGCGGATACCATCGGCGCCTTGGAACGGGCGGGCCTGACCCGGGCGCAGATCGACCAGGTGAAGGCCAACACCGCCGCGACCGATATCAGCACCCTGCTGGCCAGCCAGGCCGGTCGCCAGCAGGTTATCGCTTCGCAACTGGACAACCTGGCCCGGGCGATGGAACTGGCCGGCGTCGAACAGGCACAGAACCAGCGGGTGATCAACGCCGAGATGGCCAAGTGGCTGGAAGAAAACCCCAACCTGCTGAACACCTTCATGGACTTCATGAACATGACCCAGCAGACGGCGGTGGGGATTCCAGGCACGGAGGGGATGGGCGGTAGTCTGATAAGTGCAGGCGGGCAACTCGCAGGGGCGGCTATTATGGCGGCAATGCTTTCGGACGAAGTACTAAAAGAGAACATTGACTATATTGGTACTACTGTCGGCCCATTGCCTGTAGCAATTTGGCGCTGGAATCAGCTTGGTGAACGAATTAGCGGAAAATCCGGCTGGGAAATCGGGTTCATCGCCCAGGATGTGCAACGTATTTATCCGCAGGCTGTTTTCACGGGGCCGGATGGTTTTCTGCGAATCAATCTGAATGAACTCGCAAATTGCTTGAGGAATTGAAGCTATGCCTTACATGCCATTTCTAGGGTGGGCGCCTTATCGGCGGAATCCTATCGGTCGGGGAATAGAACAGGCTGCCGAGGGTATCGCCGGGGGAATAAGTGATGCGGCCTTGTGGAAGTTCCGCGCGCAGGAAAGCGAGAAAGAACGCACGAGCCGCGAAAAGCAAGCCAAAGAAGAGCGCAAAAGTCGGGAAAGACAAGCCGAAGAAGACCGTAGAATCCGCGAGCAACGGTATAAAAATCTCTACGACTTGGGGGAGCGCCAGCTTGGAATTGAAGAACGACGACTTGGCATAGCTGAACAGGACAATCTCGCCGCCGAACGCTGGCGACGGATGAATTTCTGGAATCAGTTTCAGAACAACGCCGTTAATTTCGGCATAAAGGCGGTGCCGGTGGATAAGCAGCCAGAGTACTTCCAGAAACTGGCAGAGTTGGGGGCCGGGATATTGTCGCCGGTCTTTTCGAATATCACACCAACAAATCTTCTGAACAATTACAACGAAGCCCTCGGCAAAACCCCCATCAACGACCCCACTAACGCCGTCATCGACAACCCCTTGCGCCAGCAGGCCCGTCAGACCAAAGCGGTGCTGCAAAAGCAGGCCATGGCGCCGGGACCGAACGTTACGGAAGAAACGGCCAATCCGCTGGTGGCGCTCGGGGAGATGATCGGAATGCTCGGCGGGCCGCAGGCGCCGGTCAATATCCAGCCGGAAGTTTCTGCCCCGGATACGACCGAGATGCGACCGCAGGATTTAATCAGCTTACGCCGCCAAATTGTCCAAGATATCAGCGATACTCAAATCGACTTGACCAATACCAAGGCCCCGCCTGATCCTGCTACACGATTCCGCCTGCAAAGACGATTGGAAAGTCTCAATCAACAATTAGAGGCGATCGACAGTCGCTTGGGAATAAGCACCGGCCCGGAGGAACCGGTAAAGACCGCTGAGGAAGCGATTCGGCGTATCGTGCGGGAGGGGGCTGCCCGCAAGGTGGACATCAGCAACCTCGGACCGGTGGAGCGTGCTGTCTTGCGTGATTGGCTCCAACGGCACAAGGAATACCAGCAATGACCACGGCTTTGGACCTGCTGCAAGAATCAATAACCGAGCCCAATGCCGTTCGCCAGCCCCGGACGGCATTGGATTTACTGCGTGCTGAACCTGACCTTGAGCTTTCCTCTCCGGAAGTGGACCAGCCGGTCCAACCGACGCCTCAAGGCCCCTCACTCTGGCAACGGGCCAAGCACGCCCTGCGCCGCGCCGTTTCCCCGCTGGTGCCCGAGATGACCGATTGGGAGCGGGCCAGTCCATCCTTGCCCCCTCGCAGCCAGTGGAGCTTTCGCACCGCCGCCACGCCGACCAACCTCTACAATCCTTTGACGGCCCAGGCCCAGGCCGAGGCCGCCTTCTTCGAGAGCATTACGCCTCGAAAGCCGACTCCCTACCAGATGCCCCGTACGATGCCCCTGCCGCCGCGTGGCGAGCCGAAACCGCCCAAACCCTGGGAAAGTATCGTCCCCATCCCCCAAGGCGCTGACGAACGGCTGGCGGGCTATATTGAGTACTTCATGGAGCTACCGAAACTCCCACGAGCGGTCATGCTGGCCGGGGCTCGCCAAGGCGACCTCTACGGTGCTTTGAGCTACCTGTCCCGCAAGGGCCTGCTGCCGTTCGACGTAGAGAAAGGCGACGCCGCCAAGGCCAAGGAGGCCGCCGAGTACGTCCAACAAAAGCTCAACGAGGCCGACCCGGTGACTCTGGAGCGGGCCTTGGGCATCAGCATGGGCGGCGTGAAACTCCTGACCGAGTTCATGGCCCCGGCGAAGCTGGCCGGCAAGGGCCTTAAGGCTTTAGGTATTTTAGGCAAGACAGGCAAGGCGGCTACCAAGGCCGAGGCGATTCTACATGGGGCGGGGACTTTCGGGCTGCACGAGGCCATGCAGGCCCCGCGGGAAGGCGAGACCGTCGCTCAGCGGGCTCGTGGAGTTCGCGGCTCGGCCTTGACCGGCGGACTGTTCGGAGCGGGAGCGGCCCTGCCGGCCAAGGCCCGGATACCTGCAGCGGTCGGCGGATTGATGGGGGCCACTTACGCCGAAACCGGTGATATCGACCAGGCCATTGAGACGGGCATCTTAGCCCTGGGCCTGGAGGCTTTCGGCAACGTCGGGCGGATTGCCGATGTGGTCAAGCAGCGGGTCCGCAACCGCCTGGCGGGCAAGGCGATAACTCCGGCACGCGTCAAGGCCGCCGTGAACGCCGAGGAATTACAATTGCGGAGGGACATCACCCGGGCGAAGGCATACAAGGCGAAACACGGGGTCTTTCCGCAGGATATCCTTGACAAGTACGTTCTCGGCAAGCAGCCGGGGACGGCCAAAGGCAAGCAGGCCCGCAAGCCCATCGTCACGCCCCCGCCAAAGGAGACGGCCCTTGATTTGGTAAGGCCGCCGAAGGAAGCCAAACAACCCGCAGCCGTGGCAGAAGTGCCGAAGCCTCACCTTCCAAAGGAAAAGCCCGCAAGGGTAACAGTTGAGCCATCGGCAAAAGCGAAAACCCTTTCGGAGCCTATGACTCGGGGAGAGGTTGAAGCAAGAGAAATAGGGCCAGCAGAAGGTCAGTTGAATAATGCCAAACGACTGAAGAAGTTGACTTGGAAGAAACTCAAGCTGTTACGCGAACAGCTAAAGGAAGAACCGCTAGGAGGCAATCGCCACAGACTAGAATTAGAAATCTTGCGAGCCAAGGAAGACCACCAAGAAGCCTTGCGCATGGAGCGTGAGGCCAAAAAGGCAATCGCCAAACGCAAGGCAGAATTAGGATTGACTGCGCAGAAACCCGCCGAGCGTACCGGGGCGGAGATCCAAGAACCGGCGATGCCCCGGGAAAAGGCGGGCAAACAGCCGTGGGAGATGTCCGAGGAGGAAATTAAGGCGAAGTTCCCCAACCCACTGGGAGATGATGAAGTCCGTGAGGCCTGGATGATGCCAGCAGAGTATTGGGCAGGGTATGAAGCCGCCGTCATGCAACAATCGCCCAGACCACCATCGGCAAGGGCAAAACAGTGGCACAAAGATCAAGTGCGGGATGCTCTCGTTGAAGGCAAGCCCGTCCCCGCCGAAGTCCTGAAAGACTACCCCAACTTGGCCAAAAAATACGGCAAAGGTCCCGCGCAACTTGGCAAGAAACCCTCTGTAACTCGGCAACCTGCCAAGTTAGCAAAACAACCGCAACCTGAGACAGCACCAGAAGTTACGAAACCGGCACCCGTCCAGCCTCCTGCGCAACTTGGCACCGAAGCGGGCGCAACTCGGCAGCCTGCCAAGTTGGAAAAGACAGCCTCCCAAGTCGTCATTTCGGAATCTGACCGCAGGCAAAACGAAGATTTTGCCCGACGGATTGAAGCCATTTTATCCGAACAACAATATCGTGGTAAGCCAGCGGTGGCTTCCTACCCCTACATCTGGGTGCGCGATGGTCTTTTTAGATATGATCCGCTTACGCGAAGGTTGAAGCTGCTACATCCTTATACGAAGGAAGGAATTAAGCGAGCCATAGAAGATAATTTAGACCCTTCCGGCGCTTATAGTTCTTACAACCAAGCCGCCAAAGACCTTGTAGAAAAGATAAAAGCCGAGCGCGAAGAGCGGCAGCGGCAAGAATCGCAAGCTGAGGCGGAATATTTTGCGGAACTAGGGCGGCAAGGCGAAGAACGTTATCGGCGTATCCAAAAGTTGCAAGAACTAGCTCGCTCACGCCGATTCAAGAAGCAAACTATTGCTCTTGCCGTACCTGAAGGGGAAGCCCCTCTCAAGGCGACCGGTCAGGCTTACAAGGGCCTGATGGTCCATCATCCAGAAGGAGAGGGTTTACCAGAAAAAAGCCGACAAAAGTGGCAAGTGACACATATCAATAGCGGTCTTCGCGTATCTCCACTGTTTGATACGCGTAAAGAGGCGAGAATGTTTGCTATTCGTCTGGCCGACCGGTTTGATATGACGCGCCCGGCGGAAGAAGTCAAAAATAATCAAGATATTGCCAAGGCTATCCGAGCATTAGCAGAGGACGTTTACGCCGAATTGCCTTCCATCAAGAGCGTGGCGACAGAGACACAGAAAACTTCCAAGGCCAAAACGTCCCCGCGCGAAAAACCGAAGGCCACCAAGCCGAAAAAGACTGCGGCCCCTCCTAGCAAGCTTGTTAATCTTCGGGCCAAGGGCGGCACCACCCTGATAACCGATATGGCCGAGGAAATCGCCGGGACCGTCAAACGCGCAACGTCAGCCACGTGGGGGGTAACTACTGGTGGCAAAGAAGTCGCTCATCGACTGTTGGGCCGTGGAACACGGTGGATGGAGCGATTGGGCGAAAGCGGCAAGAAAATCGCCGACGACATCCGCCATGTGGATATGCGAGCCGCCAAGCGCGCGGCAAACAATGAGTGGGACGTACGCAAGTTATTGCACGGCCTGAACAAAGCCGACCGTGAGTTGGTTGCTAAGCTGATCAACTATACCGCCGGTGGCAAGAGCAAGCGTGTCATTTCCAAGAAGACACTTTCAAATATACCAAAAGCCAAACTGGAGCGGCTGGCGAAGCTGGCTGCCGAATTGCGAGACATTCTTGACCGCGACATGAACGAGGCGGCCAAGTTGGGCATGACCCGCAAGACCAGCAAAGGCAGGATACCGGTCGGCGGGCGGGGCGAGGCATTCCCGCAGGTGCCCAATGCCGAGGGGCGTCGGGTGCTGGAAGAAGCGGAAATCCGCGGCCTAGCTTCCCCGCGAGTGCGGGAAACCGCCGAGAAGATGGTGGAAAACGGCGTAGCGCCTGATATCAATAAAGCCCATGTCATGCTTCGCAACTATCGCCAGGCCATGATGCGTGGCGTGAATCCCTATTTTGAAAGAATACGGGCGGTCCTGCCGCCCAGCCTGGTGGAATGGGATCCGGTTAAAGTATTGCCGAAGCTATTCATGCGCAACGCCATGACGGTTGAAGGCGTTCGTCAATGGGGCAACAACTTTGAAGCATTGCGGCCGCTGATTGACCAAGTAGGAACCGAGGCAGGCGATCCTGCTTATTCTTACCTTATAGACCGCTATATCAAACAGAATTTCGATGTGGGCGGCATGGTCCCCAAGGTGGACAGTCGCGTTGCCGGGGCCATCAGCAATTACGAGACTTTAGCGCGGCTGGGCGGTAGTCTGTTGAGTGCCATGCGGAACATGGGTCAACGTTTCACGAATACCGTGAAATATCCTCTCTCCGTCCAACTGAAAGCCCTGAAAGATTTTCCGCCGATTGCCAACGTCTTTATGAAAAATGCCCAGTCGCTCAAGGAAAAAGTTGAGCGTACCGGGGCGGTCAGGTCGGCGACGGTTTTGAGCGAGCTGGAGAATATCGCTCCGGGCCATCGGATAACCGCCTTGAGCATGATGCCGTTTACCAGAGTTGAGCGTGGTAATCAGATTCATACTGCACTTATGGCCGGTTATGGTCTGGAACGCGATTTGGAACTACTCGCGTCCCTGGAAAATAAAGGCAGGTTGCGAACAGCAATAGATGCCCTTCTTTCTCTCGGCGACAAATCGCCTGCGGCTATCAGGCGGAGGCTCAAATCGTCGGCTCTGTCCGATATGACCGATGAGCAGTTGATTCAGGTCTTAAGGGACAACAACGGCAAGATAACGCCTCAGCAGTTGCAAGAGGCCATGCATCGCCTGGTTGCCGATGCTCAGTTCCCGCAAACCTTGGTGACGAAGCGAATATGGTGGGACAGCCACCCGTGGGCCAGGTTGCTGATGAAATTCAAGCCTTTCGGGTTAGAGCAGGTAGGTTTTATTTATCGCTACGTGGTCAAGGAAGCCAGCAAGGGTAATTTCGCCCCCTTGGTGCGATTCGTCATCTGGACGACCCTGATGGGCGAGATATACAACATTCTGCGCGACAATCTGGTCGGTGACAACGAGTCGGTTTTTTTCAAGCTGAAAGAGGGCTCGGAGAAGAAAAAGGTCATATACCATTTAGCCAAGGACTTCGCCGACGGTGGGGGAGTGGGGATTCTGGCCGACTTGATATGGGGGATAGGCGACATGCTGGGCGGGCCGGTGTACAGCACCTTGAAGAATGCCGGGCGCGCGGTGGGTGACATCGCCCGCGACCCGCGGGCCAAGCAAGTCATCATGTCGCTGCGCGATTTCTTCGGTCGGGAGATATCGGTATCCCGGCAATTACGGGGTTTTATGAACCGACTGGACCGCAAAATCTTAAACGAGAACAATCGCTACTTTGAATATCGCAAGTGGCGCCAGCGGGCCTATGAATACAAGCGAAAAGACGAGAGGATCGCCGATAAATTCAATCGAATCATTCAGGGCAAGTCCTCGTTCGAGAGAACGGAAAAGACCTCCAAGTACGAGTACGCGGCCCGCCAGATAACCGCTGGCGATCTCCGCGATGCCATGGATTATCTGGTGCTCTTGATGGAGAAAGCGGAAACGCCGGAGGAACGCCGGGAGATCATGCGCGGCCTCAAATTGAGCATGAAAGCCAAATCACCGCTCGGCCCGGTAGCCAAGGCCGATCGGCGGGAATTCCTCTCGCAGTTCAGCGAGAAAGAAAGAATGGAAGCTCGTGCCTTGCAGAACGCCTGGGAACACGACTACCGCAGAGCCATGACTGCGGCGGCCAAAAAGGCCTGGGGCTACGTGCCTATGGTCGGAAGCCGCACGACCCGCGCGCGTCCTCGCCGTCCTAGTCGCCCGCGGCGGGTTCGGCGCTGACCTTGCGGCGGCCAGGTGGCAAGAGGACGATTATCGCCCCGGCGATGCTCCAAATAGCCAAGACCTGCAAGATTAGTCCTTGCCAATAGATACGAGCTAATCGGTAAGTAGTCGTAGTTTGTGGCGGCGACCATATCCACCGATAATTAATGACCTCAAGGACAAGTCCTGTGAATATCGTTCTCTTGGCTGGTCTTTCCGACGAGTAAGATTCATAAAATAAATCTAGGGCTGTTTGAGGATGTGGACGATTGGGACCGCTAGTCCTGGCTTGGGGCTGCGAGATACACAGCTTCTCTCGTTCCCATACACGCCACGGGGGGCACAGAAAACACCATCCTGTTAGAATACATGCCAACAAGATCACCAAAGTACGCATGTCCGTCTCCTTCAAAACGCCTCCTCGATTCGCTCATCGTATTCTTCGGCGGCCTTCAGGTACCGTTCGGTCGTCTGTAAGTGGCTGTGCCCCAGCCAAGCTTGCACGTTACGGATGGGACAAACGCGGGCCACGCGGGTCGCGTAAGTGCTGCGCAGCCCGTGGAACAAACTCCCTGCTCCACCGGTGGTTCGCTGTCGAAAAATATGCGGCAAGGCCCGCTTGAGCCGTGCCCCGCGCTGATAGAGCAGGCAAAGACTCGCCGGCCGCTGGCGGTCACGTGCTGCCGGTACTACCGGGCCGGCATCTTGTCGCAGGGGCCGCAAAATCTCCGCCAATGCGTTGGGGATGGGCACCCGCCGTTGCTTGCCCCCCTTGCCGTGCCGAACCGTGACCATGCGACCGGCCAAATCAACATCCTCCCAGTAAAGTAGCCGTGCTTCGTTGGCCCGCAGGCCCAGATAATAGCACAAGGCCACGAACGGCCAAAGTTTTACTTCTCGGGCCACAGAGAAAATCTCAGAAATTTCCAAGTCATTATAGCAGACTATCGCTGGCGGCGGAGGCTGGCGCAATGGTAGTCGCCCAACGGGATTAGCGACTATTTCCCCACAACGCAAAAGATAGTTGCCAAACGCTCGGATTCTCCCTAAATAGAGATAAATCGTAGCGCCACTGAGCCCTCGGAGTCGCAAATGCAGCCAATAATCGCTAATTTTGGCCTCCGTAAACTGCTCAAGGTAAGCAATCCCCTCCTCACGACAGAATCTTCGCACCATCCATGTCATAATCCGCGCATACATTTTACTGGTGCGCGCATACAAATCGGCTTCCCAGCGGTTGATCAATGGTCCGATAGGCTTCATGCCCTCTTTTTCGGTCCTACCAAAAATTTTTGTCACTTTTTTTCGAATTTTTACTATTGACCCCGGCTGAAAATGCCGTATATTTCTAATAGTTGCTCGCGAAACATGAGTGTTTTTGTTCAGGTTGCACATACAAGTATAACGCGCTTTTGAGGGTTAAGCAAATCGGGAGATCGAGTTATGACGGAGAGCGGCAATTGCAAATCTGGAATCTTGCCTATGCCACCGTCCGCGGTCTCGGTATTCCCCAGGGGCGAGGCTATCGGGCGATGGTGCAACTAACGCGTGACCTTCTTTCTGCGCGGGGTCGGGTTGACCCTCCGAGCCCGGCCCCCTTGGTAATCATCGGCCAGGGCGCGTATGCCCGGCGGATTTACGGCCGATCGGAAAACGGCCGCGTTCATTTTACGACGGACGGGTCC